ATGGCAACTGCTTCAACACTTGATGCAACAAAGTCAATCACATTTAGTGGATCACCTGGATCATTTCAAGCAGACGAAAAAATTACACAAACAACAACTGGTGCTGTAGGATTTGTTGTAGACTTTAATTCAACTACAAAAGTTTTAAGATACATACAACCACAGTTTGCCAATCAAGGAATTGACTCTAACCAAAACTTAACTGCGTTTAGTGGAACTGCTACTGTTACTGGTGGAACTTCTGGTGCAACAGGCACACCTACTTCACATGATACTACTCCAGAGCTTGATGCTAAAACAGCATCGGCTGCTTCAGGTGATATACTTTATGTTGAAAACAGAAAACCAATTACAAGGGCAAGCGACCAAACAGAAAATATTAAGTTAATCGTAGAGTTTTAGAGGTTTATAAATGGCAACAAATTTTAATGTCAGTCCATACTACGATGACTATTCTGACGATAAGTTATTTCATAGAATTTTATTTAGACCTGCTTTTGCTGTTCAAGCAAGAGAGCTAACTCAACTTCAAACGATACTACAAAATCAAGTAGCTAGATTTGGACAGCATATGTTCAAAGAAGGTTCACAGATTATACCTGGAGAAATACATTACAATAATAAAATAGAGTATGCAAAGTTATCTTCATTCTCAACAACTAACTTATCTGATTTAAAAGACATAGAATTAACAGGTGCAACCTCAGGTGTTGTAGCACAAGTAATAGAAACTCAAGCTGCAACAACCACAACAGCAGCAACAATACTTCTTAATACTGTTAAGTCTAGTTCAAACAATGCAGGTGACAGATTTACTGAAGGTGAAACTTTAAATGGAACAAATAGTTCGGGTACAGCAGTAAGTGCTGTTGTTGGTGTTACAGGAACAGCTTTACCTACAGACACAAATGCAACAGGTAGAGCATCTGCCGTAAGAATTGATGAAGGTGTATATTTCGTAGATGGTTTTTTTGTTAAAAATACTGAACAGTTTTTAATATTAGAAGCTTATTCAGAATTTCCAAGTTTTAGAGTTGGTTTTACAGTTACCGATAGTCTAATCACACCAGAAGATGATGAGTCATTAAAAGATAATGCACAAGGTAGTTCTAATGTAAATGCACCTGGTGCTCATAGATTAAAGAAAACATTAACTCTAGCTAAGAAATCATTAACAGCTACAGATGACTCAGATTTTGTTGAGTTAATGAAAATTGAAAATGGTAGTGTTACTACAAAAATTTTCAAAACAGATTATAATATTTTAGAAAAAGAATTAGCAAGAAGAACTTTTGATGAAAGTGGAAACTATGTAATTTCTAATCCTGACATTGATATTAGAGAACATCATAATGACGGAACTACATCAGGTCAATATAATAGAGGTATTTACAAAACAGATAGTGATGGTAAATATGAAAGGTTATATACTGAGGCTGAGTCTAAAGCAAAACTTGCAGTTGGTGTATCACCAATGAAGGCTTATGTATTTGGTTATGAAAGTGAAGTCGTAAAAACTAATTATAGAACAATAGATAAAGGTAGAGATACAAATGAAGTTAATAACTCATCTACTACTTTACAACTTGGTAATAGTGTTGATGTAACTAATATTCATGGATCAGTAGATGTAGGAACTGTTACTGGTGAAACCCAAGCATTTAGAGAGTTAATTTTAAATAAAAATAAAACAGAAACTAGAGGTGTTAATAGAGTAACAGTAGATAATAATGTTAATCAAATAGGTAGAGCTAAACCAAGGTTCTTTGAATTTAAATCTGGAACTGCAGGCTCGACTTCAACTAATACAAGTTCAGTTTATAAGTTAGGTTTATTTGATATACAAATGTTCACACATTTATCCGGTGCAACTACTGTGAGTTTTGCAACTGGTGAAACACTCACAGGTAGCACATCTGGTGCGACAGGTATTATCGAAAGTGTATCTACAGCTGATGCTGATTTAGATAAAATATCTTTAGAGGCAGGAACCGATGATGGAACTGGTTCAATAGTTTTAGACTCAACTGATGGTTCAGCAAATGCAGGTGAGAATGTTGCATTAGAGAGTTCAAGTTTTTCAACTATAGTTTTATCCGATGTAAAAGGTACCTTTGTTTCTGGAGAAACTATCACAGATGAAACAGGTAATTCAACAACTGTAGGTTCAGATAGTCCAGAGAAAAAATCAGTAAACACTTTTGACATATCAGAAACAAAACAAATATCACAAGCAGGTTCACCACCTTTTACTGCTGACACAGTTTTAACAGCGACTTCGGTTGATCCTAATGATATATCTAACACTCTACTTTCTGGAACAGTTTCAGTTTCACAAGGTGGAACAACTTTAACAGGTAGCTTAACAAGATTTTCTACAGAATTAAGAGTAGGTGATCAAATTTCTTTTGCTGATGATAATGGTGTTACCAGACAAGTTATTATTAGTGCAATCGATTCAGATATAAATGCATCTATTAGTTCTAACTTTTCAGGTTCAGTAACTAATGCTGTAGCTTCATTACAAAGAGCAAAATTATCTGGTGTAGATAATTCAAGTTTGATATTTAAATTACCAGAGGATACAATTAAAACTTTGAAGACAACATCTAATTCTGGTTTAACAGATTCCAATCACAAAGTAAGAAGACAATTTGTTGAAACATTATCTTCCGAAGGCACTGCTACATTTACAGCAGGTGCAAATGAAACTTTTGTTTCACATGCTGAGGGTGACTTCACTTTATCCATTATGACGGCAGGTGCAAGTGATGGTGCTGTTGGAGATATTGTAAGTTTATCAGGTAACAATCATGAGGGCTCTGCAAAGTTTTCATTAGGTGGATCACCAACAGGTAGAACTCTTACGATAGATTTAGGTGCTAATTTTGCAACAGCTAAAGTAAAACTTATTGGAACAATAACTAGAAGTGTTGCTGATGAAAAATCTAAAACATTAAATACAGGACAGACACAAACTATAACCACACAGGCTCAAGCACAAGACTCATCTATATCATTAGGTAAGGCTGACATCTTTGAATTAACAAGTGTTCACATGGCTGCAGACTTTAGCACAACACCAACAACAAGTGCAACAGATATTACAGATAGATTTATTTTAGATAATGGACAAAGAGATAGTTTTTATGATATAGGTAGAATAAATTATAAACCAGGTGCTCAAAAAGCAACAGGACAATTATTAATTACATTTAAATTCTTCTCACACGGTGCAGGTGATTACTTTAGTGTTGATAGTTATTCAGGTGTTGTGGATTATGAAAACATACCTTCATTTACATCTCCTACAAAAGGTAAGTTGGAATTAAGAGATTGTATAGATTTTAGACCAAGAGTTTCAGACGATAGTAAGGTTGTTGGATTTGCTAACAATGCTTCTATCTCAGCAAAGAATTATACCAATGCAGGTTCATCAACTGTAGATATATTTAAACCAGGTACTACTTTTACTTCCGATTTTGAATTTTTCTTACCTAGGATTGATGCAGTTTATATTACAAAAGATAGTTCAATAGTAATACAACCAGGTGCATCTGCTATTGATCCACAAAGACCTGAAGCTTTAGAAGACTCTTTGCTTTTATTCTATTTAAGAATACCTGCATTTACTTTTTCAACTGCTGATATACAAATAACACCTTTAGATAATAAACGATATACAATGAGAGATATTGGTGCATTAGAAAAAAGAATAGAGAATGTTGAATATTATACAAGTCTTTCACTATTAGAACAAACAGCTTTAAACACTCAGGTTCAAGATGCTGATGGATTAGATAGATTTAAAAATGGTTTTGTTGTAGATACTATGAAAGGTCATAATGTTGCTGATGCATTATCTGAGGATTATGCAGCATCTATGGATATGGAAAATGGAACAGTAAGACCTTTATTTCATTGTGACCAAGTAGGATTACTTGAAACAAATACAACTGATGCTCAAAGAACAAATGATGGTTATCAGAAAACTGGTGACTTAATTACACTGCCTTATACTGAGGAGGTATTTATTGAAAACAGTTCAGCAACTAAATCTGTTAATGTAAATCCTTTTGCTTCACCTAGATTTATTGGTGGTTTAAAATTACGACCTGAATTAGATGAATGGAAAGATTTAAAGACAAGACCTGATTTAGTAATTAATAATGAAAATTTATTTGATGCTGTAAAAGATATACCTAATCCTGGACATTCTTTAGGAACAACATGGAATGAGTGGCAAGTAAATTGGACAGGTAAGTTTAATGAGTCAACTACATCAGGTGGTATTGAAACAATAAAAAAAGGAAGAACTGGTAAAGCAACTAGAACAGGTATATCAAGAACATTATCAAGTAAAGTCGTAAAACAAAATTTTGGTGAGAGAGTAATCGATATGTCTTATATTCCATTTATAAGAAAAAATGCGATAGACTTTTATGCTCAAGGATTAAAACCAAATATAAGAGTTTATCCTTTCTTTGATGAGGTTGATATTTCAGCTTATGTTACACCTACAGGTGGTTCTGCAGGTGGTGCATTGATTGCAGATAGTAATGGTGTTATTACGGGTCAATTTGAAATACCTAGACCAGATGTGAGCACAAATCCAAGATGGAGATGTGGTGAGAGAAACTTTAGACTAACATCAAGCCCAACTAACTCATCATTAGATAATGATGTTGACTCTTTTGCTCAAGCAAAATATGTTGCAAGAGGTCTACAAATGACAAGACAAAATTCAGTTATGGCAACTAGAGTACCTCATGTATTGGCATCAACAGTTAGTGATAGTGAAAATAGAAGAACAGTAGACTCAACGACAACAATTAACCACAATCCTGCTAGAAATTACTCAGGTGGTAATAAAGGAAACATGGGAACACAAAATGGATTGAGTGACGATGAAAATAATAGACAAAATAATTCTAATGATAATGGTTCAAGTAATACTAACTTCAAAAAATCAGATAGTAATTTCAAAGGCCCACACTTCGGTGGTTACCCAGTAGGAACACCAAAATCACCACCATCTTATTCATATAATAGAAGTGGCCGTGTAGGATTTAGATATGGATTGTAAAAGGCATTAGGAGAAAGCATGGCAGTATATCAAACATTTTTAAACACTTTTGGTGATGGTGTATTCATCACCTCCGTAGATTTATTCTTTGAAACTAAAGATAGTAATGTGCCTGTAGGTATTGACATTGTTGATACACAAATGGAAAGACCATCTAGAAGACCTTTACCATTTAGTGGTGTAATAAAAAATCCTAGTGATGTTAATACTTCAACTGATGGTTCAACAGCAACTACATTTACTTTTGACAGTCCTGTATTTTTAGATGGTGCTAGTACATATGCATTAAGAGTAGTTACAAACTCAACTAATTATAAATTATTTGTTTCTGAATTAGGAAAAACTGTATTAGGTTCAACTAGACGAGTTTCTGAGCAGCCACTAACAGGTTCACTTTTTAAAGATCAAAATGTTGGTCCTAAGAGTGAGTCTCCATTTGAAGATATAAAAATGGTTGTTCGAAGAGCTTCTTTTACGATTAGCACAAGTGCAACTTTAAATTTAGAAAATGAAATTATAGTACATGCTAACTTAACAACTAATCCTATTGAAACAAATTCTACAGCAGGTTCAGGAACAGCATTTGGAGGTAACCCAAAAATTTTAAAAGTAAATCATTTAAATCATGGAATGTCATCAGGTGATACTGTGACAATAGCAGGTCTTACTGCAACTGGTGATTTTAATGGTATCACAGGCAGTAACATTAACGGAGATCATACAATAGCAAATGTAACATTAGATAGTTATACGATTACATTAGCAAGTGACCAGGCAACAGCAACTGGAAGTGTTGGTGGAGCTAATGTGACTGCATCAGAAAATAAAGCATTCGAAGTGATACAACCACAAATAGGTCAAATGACTTTTGATACAACTGATGTTCAGCACTTCTTTAGACCTACAACTAAAAAATCTATTCATGGTACTGAAACTGGTTATAGTGTTACAAGTGAGGCTAACAAAAAAGCAATCGTTCCAGGTGATAATTTTTATCTTGACTCACAACATCAGATTGCATCAACTGTAAATGAAACAAATAATTTATCTGGTGCTAAATCTATGAAATACCAAATTAGGTTTAATACTGGTATGGATAATCTATCGCCTGTGTTTGATTTAGAAAGAATGAAACTTTTAACAATCTCAAATAGATTAGATAATCCTAGTGCATCGAACACTACTGGTTTTCTTGAAGAAACAGAAGCATTAGGTGGTAGTGCATCAGCAAAATATGTAACTAAAGAAATAGTTTTAGATAATCCATCAACTGCATTAGATGTGAGAATTACTGCAAATAATTTTCCCACTTCTACTATTCGTGCATTATTTAAAATTAGAAAGGCAGGTGACAATAGAGAGTTTGATGAAATACCTTATGAGTTTTTTAACACTACAGGTGCAGCTGATGAAGCAGTTAATTTTTCTGAAAGTAAATCACAGTCACCTCATCACCCTAGTTACTATACTAGCTTTGCTGAGCAAAAATTTACTGTATCAGATTTAGATGAATTTACATCATTTGCAATTAAGCTTGTGATGACTGGATCCAATCCTGCTTATCCACCAAGGATACAGGATATGAGAGCAATAGCATTGGCAAT